ATTTTACAATTAAATTTCACTTCTTTTTTACTCATATTCACACCTATTTAATTACTTCATATTCATCAAGTATATTTTCAAGTTCATCTGTTTCCTGCCATGTTCCATTCACACATTTTTTTTTCTTTTTCTTTGTAAAGTGTGGGACTTTCAAAATAGAAAATTCACCAAATGGATTATCCTGATATACTTTTATACTGGTTACTCTTGCTTTTACATCCTCTCCGGTTTTAATATTATGTAATACACAATATGGTTTTCTGACTTCCTTGAAAGTTTTATAATCTGTCACGACGTAAAAACATTGATTTACTTTTGGATTTACATATACGACATATTGTAAATATTCCTTTTCAAACTTCACCTGATCAATAACAGACATTGCTTTATTTTCTAAACGATTAGATAATTCAGCTATAAGCCCTGTATTATCCAAATCCCTATATTGAGAAGCAGTCTCTTTCCCGGCATATTTCTTCATCAGATACTCTGTCAAGCCAAGACTTTCCATCTTTTTTTTACTGATAATCTTACACAAAGCAAATTTGTCGTAGATCTCGGATACTTGCATCAAATACTGATTTTTTCCAAACTCCTCGAAATAATTTAATCCAATAAGAATCGTTAACTGTCTGGAATTCACAGATGTTTTTGTATTTACATCTGCCAGAACTTCTGTAAAATTGTTATATTGATTCGTTGCCAGCTCAAGAAGATCATCTGCTATTTGAGCATTACAGAATTTAATTGATGCAATACCCTTATATAATGCATGATTCGCTTTATCTACGGTATATTCAGCTCCGGATTTTCGAAACTTGATATTTTTTATCTCAATGTTCTTTATCTTCGCCAATTCAGTCCCCATCAGAATATCATCTGTATTGTTTGCACAGTTTAAATATGCAGCAATGAATTCTTCTGGATAATAATACCTACAGAATGCACACATGTAACCAATCATAGAATAGCCTGTAGAATGATTGTACCCAAATTGATAATTTGCACTATCTTCAATAATCTGTAAGAATGCCCTTGCTTCCTTCTCTGCTATTTCTCTTGGCTGAGAAGACATTTTACAATACCCATTCAAAATATCAGGCAAAGCTTTCTGCAGTCGATCCATCTGTTTACGTCCGATTGCTCGTCGAACGTTATCAGCAGCAGACCCACTTAACCCGCATATATTTTGAAGAAACTTAATGGTGTCCTCCTGAAAAATAAGAAATCCTCTATTGTCTTTCAGCAATTCATCAATAAGTGGTGATGGATTTTTATTTGTCTCACCTGCCAGCAGCCTATCTCGATATGAAGCCCCAGATGGTCTTAGTGACGCATTTATCATTGATAAATCGTTGATACATTGTGGGCCATAATTCTTAAGCATTTCGTATGCATATGGCGATTCGAACTGAAATACACCAGCAGGACAAAGAACAATATCATTCCATACCTTCTTATCATTCCAGTTAATCTGATGTGATTTTGGATATGGAAGTCCGGCATATTCATAGCACTTTCGAATAATTTCCAGATTCTTTAGTCCAAGTAAATCGTATTTAACAAGACCGGCTCCATCATGAATTTCTTCCATATTAATACACATAATACGTTTTCCATCATTCCAAAACGTTCCATAGTTGTCTGGAAGTGTTACCGGAGAAACTACAATGCCTGCCGGATGAATTGACTGAGAAACCGGAGTGCCGTTAATTCCATCAAAATAATAGAACAATTTCCTGTACTGATTATCTTTCAAATCATTCATTTGCTTTATAGCCTTGTCACGCTCAGTTATTTTATTTTCATAATCACGACGTAGGCCATAATATTCTGATTCTTTATCTGCCTGTTTAATTTCATCGAAATGAATCATATCTTCGATTTCTTTAATTCTTTTTCCGGTTGATTCAATTGTATCTTTATAGGCACTATACATTTCCTTAATATGTGCAACCTCATCAAGTGGAATATCTAAAGCGCGCCCGATTTCATCAATAGTGCCTTTATCAGACACAGTTCCGATAGCAAGAATATATGCTGTCTTATCATATCCAAATGACTCAATGATGTGATTGTAAACTAATTCTCGCTGATCTGGTGAAATATCAAGATCAATATCTCCAACCTCTTCACGATCTTCATTTGCAAATCGTGAAAAAATTGTATTCCATATAACTGGATCAACATCAATGATATCTGTTATGTATGCAACAGTAGAACCACCTACAGATCCTCTACATGGCCCAACTGGTATACCATTTTCCCAACACCAACATACCAGTTCGGACATAAAGAGCATAAATCCAATCATATTAATCTTTTTAAATACACGCATTTCCTCTTTGATACGCTTCACGTATTCTGGAATTTTTTCCTTTTTGATAATTCCTGCATCAATTTTCTCATGCAATTTATCAAAAATTCTTTTCTTTAATACTTCCTCTTCATTGTCGTACAATTTTGGATATTTTACAGAAGTATCAAGTTCGAAATCAGTAACAGAATCAGCCATCACATTTGTATTCTCTATTGCCTGCAGAATCACATCAAATGGAATATCGCAATTCTGAATGCGGAACATTTCAACCAACTCTTCGTAAGTCTTTAATGTCAGATCAAATTTATCTTCATCAGCATATTCGATACGTTTTGCTTTCTGTAAAATGCTTCTGCATTCAGCTTTATAATAATCAATGCTATGTGTATCTGTTCCGGCGATTAAAGGTTTCCCTGTTTGTTTTGATGCAGCATATAAAAATTCGTTATATCGTTTCTGCTCTGGAAAATCATGCGGCTGAATTTCATAGTAATCATATGTTTCCAGTAACTTATAAAAAGTCTCTCTCGCTGTCACATTCATAAGCTGAACTTCTTCAAGCAGATTATCATAATATTGCTTCAACTTATCAATTTGAGCTTCGATATAATGCAAATATGAATCCCCTGGAATACATCCGTTTATTACCCACGGTAACTCCTCTTCTTCAAAGTCATCAAACTGTTTAAACCATTTTGTCATGGCTTTTTGATCACTCTTTTGCTTTTCAAATTCAGCTACTTTATTTGCCAGTTCCTGCTTTAATGCTGCAGACTTTTCCGCTATTTGCTTTTGGATATCCTTTGGGTATTTATTCAAAGGTGATGCCAAACAAGCAGAAATCTTGATTACATTATCTGAAATATTAAAAAATTCTTCAAATGTAATACGTGGTTTATAATATCTATGATCCGGTTGTGTAGATTTATCAATCAAAAGATTGATTTCTTTTACACCTTCATAGTTTTTAGCCAAAAGAATTGTATGATAATTGTCCCTCACCTTCTCTTCTAGTGAAGCTGTTAAATAACACTCAACTCCGTGTATGTATTTCAATCCTTTTGAATTGATATACATCTTTTTTTCAACCCAATTGTAGGCATTACCATGTTCCGTCAGAGCTAAGGCTTTATACCCTAGCTCCGATACACGGTCTGCATATTCTTTATAACCAGTACAACTATCAAGAAGAGAACGGTTTGAGTGGCAATGATAAATAGTATACTGTCCCATTTTATCTCCTTATAAATCGTTAAGCCAATCTAAGTTATCAATGTCGTATTCTTCATCCTGCTTATTTTTCGTACCCAAAATATCTCCATTTTTCTTTGCATCTTGAGCATCAAGATAAGCTTTTAACGGTTTATAAAGTTTAGTGGAATAACCACACAAATTCGTAAGATAATAACTTTGCTTTTTTAGACTCTCTTCATCTTCCCACCAAAGTTTATCTGCTTCATCATATTTTCCTGCTGCCTTTAGCTCCGCATATGTAGCTTCTTTATCACGAATCATTTTCATAGTATTGATAATAAAATTTTCCCAATACTGAATCAGCTCCGGAGTCAAGTCAACATATACATAACAATCATGCAATTCATATTTCTCCTGTACTTCCGGTGGAAGACAGGTAATATCATTTGTTTGAGCTAATTTATCCAGATACTCCAGCATGTTTTCTTCATATCCGAATTCTTTTAACCACATCTTTGCATTTGCCTGTAGCTTCTCCCCAAGCTCAAAGCGTTCGATTTCTCTTACTTTCTTTACACCTTTTTTAGATTGAACAGTTACACACTGATATTTAAGGAAATTCCATGCAATTTTGATCTTTTCAAACGGAATTCCAATCTGATGTAAAGCCAGAGAGTACATTACCAACTGCCCACATTCATTTTTCGCTTTATCTCCCTTATATATGCTGCTTGTCTTCCAATCTAATATAGTATAATTACCATTTTCATCTGTCACCAGAGCGTCAATATACCCCTGGTAATATTCATCACCAACCTTTACGGTTACAAACTTTTCAATATCAATATGATCAGTAATCTTCTCGTGTGTCTCAAAGAAATTTTTCAAATCATAATAATACTTAGTTGCAATACTATTGTTTCTGGCACCATCTCCACGAACAAATTTTAGATCAGCAATATCAAATGCCATCATCCATCCTTCATCAAACTCTTCAGCCATTTTTTCATAAGCTAATTCTTCAGTATAAAATCGCTCTATAATATCATGACTAATACCGCCAGTTACTTTATAAATAGAATCATCACGATCCTCTTTTTTATGTAATACATACTTCAAAAAATACTCATAGAGACCATTGTTTACGCAGTTTACACGGCTCCATGAATTGAGTCTATCGACTCCAAGTGCCTCGCACATCTTCTGCAGTTCTTCATAGCTTAATCTCAACTATTTTTTCAAACTCTTTAAATATTCTCTGTGTTTACTTTCATCATAAGGAATTCTCCATTTAAACAGAAAATTGTATATTTTATTTGGCGCATCTGCAGGTGAGTCCTTTGGGCCAAGCAGTTTCCATTTATCACGAATGTAGCTGACTTTACGTAATCCGTAAAACTTCTCACACATATTCCAGACCTCTTCTATTGGAACATCATTATCCATCGCGATAATAACTTCTTCTACTCCGGTACCAAGTATAATTCGCACCTGCTCATCTGAAAGTACATGGCCTTCAATTGCACCGCCGGTTGGATCCATTCTGCTATCTCTTTTAAGAACAGATTTCTCGGCCTCGAATATAACAATATATCCTGCTTTCTGAATATCTTTATAATTTTCCCACAATCCATATATATTAATTTCTTTTCGCATCCCAGGTGTTATAAAGTACTTTGATATTCCAAATTCAGAACAATTTTCGATGGAACTTCTGGCATTATATCCCATCAGAGTTCCATCTAGCCAATATCTAATTGGAAATATTGTTCTCCTCCATCTATACGAATATCCAAGTCCAAATTTTTTAATTGTTCGTTTTACAATCCCTTCGCGAAATAAATCAATATGAATATATGGAACAAAATCATTTAAAATATCTTCACTCATAGGATCAAAGTCATTTACGATACATTTCCTACGCTTAACCACAAATCTTGAGAACACGAACCAGGAATCATCCGGCTTTTTCTTCTCCTCTTTTCCTTTGTATAAATTTTTCAATCCTAAAAGTTTATGAAGATATTTCATTGCATTTGCAAAATCAATATTTTTATTATACTGAACTAAAGAAATTAAATCCTCACCATCGTCATATTCAACTCCTCTGGTATAATTTCGATAATTCAGATATTTATTATTTCTTATATTGATGGCGGCTGGATTGTTACAGTCACCACCCACCGCATTAGAGCAGCTATAATAATCCTTGTTATCATGATATACTATATTGCTACACCCAATGCTTTCTAAAACATAAGGTATTTTTCCATTTTTTTGAATGTATTCCTTAATCTCTAATGCAGTCATATTTACTCTCCGCTTAAAAATCTTGTGCTATATTACAAATAGCAACATCTTTGTGCATATTTGTACTCAAATCATACTCTGAGATTATCTGGAATTGGTCTGTAGCCCCAAATCTATTTTTAGTAATAAATGTGATCATATAATGTTTATCCGGATCCAAATGATATGGAATCTTTGAGGAATTATTTTTCCCAGCCAACTTATAAGCTTTAATCTCATGTGAACCACCAGGAAACTCATCTTCAAATGGTTTACGCATCATTAAATTCACACTAAATACATCCAATATATTCTTTGCTTGTCCAATTTCATTATTTGTAAGATACCTCATCTTTACTGAAGCTTTCCCTAACTGATATGTAACAAATAATGCTACATTTTTAGCAGCTGGTTTCACAACATCATAAAGATCAACCATATCTCGTTCCATAGATTTCCATGTTTCTGTGTCTCTTGAATCAGATGATTCTTTTAATGTATCCAGAACAAACAGCCTTACTCCCATGCTAGAGTATTTTTTTATTACTTTGATTGCTGCTTTGACGGTATATTTTTCAAAGGGAACGATTGTAATATTTCTGCGTTCTTTTAACTCTTCAAGATATTTTGCTGCCTTACGAAGCTTATCTAAAACATCTTTACTAAAATGGCCATCACGCAATATATATTTATGTAGTCCAGCACTATATAAATTATTTGCAACCCAGACAAGCAACTCTTTCTTTACTTTGTCCTGATCTTCTTCATTAATCATAATGACCATTTTTTCATTATGTTCTAACACTGAAGGCATTAAGTAGTTGATTGCTGTTGTTGATTTTCCAACACCTGAATTGGCACCTAGACCATAAATATTTCCA